TGAGACCTGATCAAGTAATTAGCATAGTCACAAAACCAATAATTACTGTTCGCCCATATACGTATACTGTAACAGCCTTTGTCGAGTCCTATAACTTTCTACGTATAACGAGAGGAATTGCAAATGTTGTATTCTCATCATAATAAGAGATGTCAACGCTACCAGAAGGCATACAGATTCTAAAAGCAACATACGGGAGTGATCAACACATTGAAGAGGTAACAAGTGCAGTAAAAGCTCTAATTGTAAATGGCTCGCTAAGTATTACAGTTTCACCTCAGGCATTTGGAATCATAGATCCTGCTCCAGGCATAAAAAAGACACTTCAAGTAAATGCATCAATAAACGGGGGAGCTCCAACTCTGTTTGTAGCTGAGGACACGAATCAACTTGTAATTAATGCTCCAACCGTAAAAGAAGATGCTGGTCCTAAATCGCTGAACAGCCAATTAACAACAGTTGGGTGGTATGCAGTAATATCACTTGCATCAGCATTTTTTGCATCTTCTTCGTATCAATTTGGAGAAAAGGGACTTGGTAGCCCAATTCTGGGGAAATTATTTGCAATTGTTATTATTTTAGTATCAGTATCATTTGCGGTATCTGACTCTGATCATAGTATATTTGGATTACCAGTATTTATTGGAAGTATTGCTTTGATCCAGTTAGGTCTTGCATACTTTATCAGCTTGATTTATCCAGACAAGATCAACTTCAATTGGACTGAAATAGTACAACCCGTAGCAGAAGTTCCTCCGACTAGTTAAAAATGGTGGCTTTCGCCATATTACCAGCTGCCCAGGTTTGTCACCTTGCTGCCGTTCCTGTACTGAAAGCCGACAAACTCGTCGACTCCATCTACTGTCTTGTAGACGCGGCCAGTGTTCTGGCCTACTACGTATGTTTCCTCGTCTAGCTCATAGTCCTCAAACTCCTCCTCGGAGTCCTCATTTGGACCAGTGACCGTCAGGCCAGATGTCTTGTTCTGGAAAACTCCAGGAGACAACTGCGTCAGGTCACGTGCTTGCTTGGCAAGTTCAGGCACCGCAATCACGTGAAGCTTGGGCGCTGGTGTTCCACCGCCACCGCCTAGTGCGGCTGGTCGGTGTTGACTTGCAAAGTGCGCCATGTGCCCCTCAAGGTTAGTGGCGCCAAACTGCTTGTCATCAAGAGCATTGACCTGCGTCACGAACTCCTTCTTGTACTTGTCGTCCCACGTTGCACCTGCGGTCTCTACAGCATCTTTCAGCTGTGTAGTCATTGCGGGCGTGATGCGTGGAACATGCTTTTTGACCTCGGGTTTCTCCTCAGTCTTCTTTGCCGCAGCCTTTGCAGGCTTGGGCGCGGCCTTTGCGGCCTCCTTGGCATCGAGCTCAGAGATCTTCTCGTTGATCTTGGAGATTACCTCCTCGAACTTCGTCTTGTTCTCTGCGTCCTTGTCAGGAATCTTGCTCTTCCCGCCAGCGATCTTCTCGTTGAGCTTGGTGAGCTTTTCATTTGCCGTCTCCAGCTGCTTCTCGAGCTTCTGGCGTGGCGTTAGCTTGGCCTCCTCGTGCTCCGCCTCGGCATCGTCACCAGCCGCAGATGCGGCCTCAGTGAGGAGCGGGGCAAAAGCCGTATTGATCTGCTTCAGCAGGGACTCCTTGAGTGCCTGGATCTGCTGGACGGAAGCCATTGTATTGTTAAACGTATTTCAAGTGAAAACAGAAGAATCCGTTTTTACAAAAAATGTGTCTCTTGACACGTGTTTATTCATCGTCGAAGATCATGACCTCAATGGGATCAGACTGCGAATGACCAAGGTAAAGTGCACGAGACATGGTTGCGTATCACCAAAACTTATTTGTTTTATGAAATCCGTTTTTATTGTCAATACTCTTTTGAAATAAACATACAAATGAGTGAAACGGAAGTAGCAAAAATTCAACTTCGCGAACACCTTGCCACACTTCTCGTCCCTCGTCTAGCAGAGGGATTCTGGAGCATACACGACAGCGCAAAACAACTTTGCGAACGTAACAAGCAGAGTGAAGAGATTCTCAGAACTTTTCAGAATATGGTCACCAAGATTCCAGAATGGTCAGATAGCACACTAGCAGAAGAAGTCGAGCGCGTTCTTAAGGTATCCAAGTGCGCATACATGGATGACCTTCTAATGGGAGTATTCCTTGCATACATGAAATCCTTTGCTGCTCTTCAGTATCGAGGATCTTCTTCACAGGTTCGTGTGGAATTTGAACGACCTAACGTAACTAAGTTTATTCATGAACTATACAAACACTCTGCCAGAAAACTTTGGCAGGTTGCATATCTGTTTAAGGTTTCAGGTGTATCAACTGAACAGCAAGCAAAGAATCGCCAGGAGATTGAACAAGTAATCTACAAGACCTTAGATGATGTTGTACGTTCTTTCTTGCCTTGGGAAGTAATTGCTAAGTCATACTTCAGTGAGCCACCGCCCGAAGAAAAGCCTGCTCCTCCTCCCGCTTCAAAGTCTGTAATCTTTGAAGACCTTCCCGACGAAGAGTCCGAAGAAGAGGCCGAAGAGAAGCCTCGCTCCCTTTCTTTTCTTGAGAAGCCTGCAGATGAAGATGATGACAGATTATCTTTTACGGATTTAGATGAAAAGACAGAAAAAGTCGAAGTTTCAGAAGTTGACTTGCTAGCAGATTTCGAGAAAAAAGCAGAAGGTGACGGGCTCGTTCTAAATCTGTAAACATTCACATTGTTTGACAACAAATGATGCCGTTATATATTACTGTTGCAGCCTCGCTGATATGTTTTATATTATACGCTCTTGATCGAAAGTTTAGAGGCGAACCAATTGACTGGATCACTGCTTCTAAGTTAACTACTATTGGTGCTCTTCTCAGCGGCGGAATTGCATATACTGTTTCAACGCCTGAAACCGTTGTAGAAGCAGTAAAAACTGTTGTTGAAACTCCAGCTGTCCAGGAGATGTTTGTGGGAGTTCCTACATTTTAAAAAGTGGAATTCTTAGCACAGGTAGTCGTTTGTAAACTTCCTGGTAATATCCCTAGTGCCCTCAATGGTAAGGTCAGTGAACCACTCACTGAACGGACATATTGAGTTGTTGAAGCAGCGTACGCTAACAACAACTTCCCAACGGTCGTCCCTGCACTTGTAAGTAAATCTGACAAGCTTGCCAGTATTTTTGTTCACCACAGACAAGTCTGTTGTGACATCCCGCAAAGTAAGCCCCTTCTTTCGGAGATACGATGTGATTCGCCTCTCCAGGCGATTCGGGTTCTTGTTGGGGGTGCTCTCTTGCGAGTAATACCCCCCACCAGGAAGAGTAACCTGCATAAACTGGTCCAGGTCCATAGTAATGCTAACCACTTTCTTAGACAAACAACTTTCGTTTTTCTAAAAAGGGATTCTAAACGTATAGAAATTAGGTTACTACTTTATCATGGACTCTTGCTTCAGCATGCCACCTCTGCGGTCATCAGGCCACATAGGAGGACGGCCGCCAGATCCCGTGTTCAAAAATTCCTGGACTGCAGCAGAGTTCAATGCTCTCAAGGGTACAATCCCTGCTGCCAATGCACAGTACGTGCTGCCAGACAACCACTGGCTCCTAAGCAAAGAACTCTGGGAGGCACCAACCCTGGTGCCCGCCATTCTTGAGTTCAAATTTATACATGGCATCTCCCTATTTCGGGGAAACCAGTCCTACGTCTCAGCCCGCTTCTCACCAGAGCAGTTGAATGAGGCTATCGAGGAGCTGTTGTACTGTGTCAATGGACCTAAGCCAGCGCACTTGGAGTAACGCTCCAGGCGCATTTTTATATGGTCTAAACATCAATCACGAGACAACTCTCGGCAGGAACAGAATCACTTATAAAACACTTTAATTCCGATATTTCTTTGCGTGGAATTGCATCCTTAGAAAATCGTGCAATCGCCTTATACAAACTGAACCCAATATACCGATCTACCTTAGGATTTTTCTTAAAAAATAATACACTGGTGTCGTTGTCCAAAGACATCCACTTAATAAACAACTTGAACAACGGCTGATCCTGGTACTCCTCATACTTAGGACCATTCGGAAAAATATCCCAAAACAATGATGTTGCCAATCTAACCAAATCAAATGAAGGATTCGGCTTAATAATCTTGTGCTTTTCAGTAAAAAACGGCTGGCAATTATACTGACCTCCTGCTTCTTCATTCAACGCAAACTGATCACTCATAAATAGTTTTGCTTCTTTCATTCCTGGAAGTTTAACAGATCCAATACCTCTGTCAAAGTCTATAATTTTTAATAAATATCCATGCGTAGGAACCTTGTAGCTTAGTCCTGCATGAAAATAATATAAATATTCTTTGTCAGTTTTCTTGAACATAATATTGTTGCCGTGAAGATCATTATGCGTGAATGCAAAGTTTCGCTGAGCATAAGCTAATGCAAAAATAATTTGAGCCATCCATGCAAAATGTTTATCAGAATCCGAACCTTTCAGAAGTTCATATAATGTTCCTTCTAGTTTCTCCATAATTGTCATCTGAACAGGAACGTTCTTAAATGTTGCCCAAGCAAATGGCTCGTCTTCTGATTCTTCCTCATCAACACTTCCTTCAAATGATGAAGATACCGACTCAATCTGGAAAATGTAAGATGTCGATACATGTGATGTAGTTTCAGTTTCATCACTAGATTGTTCGTCATTGAATACACGGGTCATCTCCGCAGCTTCCCCATCAGCCTGGATACATTCCAGTTCTTCAATATCTTCTAACTCTGCTTGTTCTCCCAGCTGAAGTGAAATACGAGCACTGCGTGTGTACTCAATAGGCGTCCCAGAATGCTCATCCAATCTCAACTCAAACGTCTTACCGATATTCTGGGAAAACCAAGGACGTTCTGATAACTCCTCGTAGTCGTCTGAAATATCAATTGTATGAGTCTGCGCATTCCCAGTATAGACTCCTACCACTTCTGGAAAATGTTCACACCCAGATTGAGATAACGCAATAGATAAGATAGAACCAACATATGCCGCCGTATTGTGACTCTGAAGTTTTGATTGAGTTTCACGCGCATGTCCTGAAAGCATAGGTAATCCAAATGTACCAAATTCACCCTTTATACACTTGTACGGACTGAACAACATAGTAATCTTCGGGTGAACAGCAAATGTTTTTCCAGATTCAAGCGTAGCCAAATCATCTTCAATTGAAACCAACTGGTTTTTAAGCTTTATCCCAAATTCATGAACACGCTCCAGTGAATTTGTCTTAAACAAGCACTCAATCGGAGGAAAGAATGATTGCAACTTTGTAACCGAAAATAGATCTTCTTTTTTGGGTATTCTTCCAACTGTTAAGCCTATCGGATTTGTTCGCAATTCTGATGTCTGCTTACGCTTCATTTATTCGATTATAATCTTTGCCCTAAACCAATATAGGAATCTTCACGCGATGAATTTCCAGATCAAGAAATTCAATATTCAAACTATAGTTGATAGATGTGAGATCGACTCTCGTAAATCTCCCATGATTGTTCTAATCGGAAAAAAGGATACGGGTAAATCTTTTTTAGTTCGAGATATTCTTGCTAATACCAGGTCTTGTTTCCCTGTAGGGACTGTTATTTCTGGTACAGAAGTTGCCAATCCTTTCTTTCAGGATATGGTTCCTTCAAAATTAATTCACGATAAGTACAGTCCTGGCATTGTAATGAATGCTATTAAGCGTCAACTTGCAGTCAAACAATCCAGAAATCATGACAAAAAAGCACATGGTGGAAATTCCAACTCTGATCCTCGTGCATTTCTAATCTTAGACGATTGCTTATATGATAAGTCCTGGATTAATGAAGAGTCTACTCGCTATGTATTCATGAACGGTCGTCACATTGATATGGTTACCATGATTACTATGCAATATCCATTAGGTATCACACCTAACTTACGAACAAATATAGATTTCGTGTTCATTTTGCGTGAGAATAACATCACAAACAGAAAGAGAATATACGACAACTATGCAGGTATGTTCCCAACCTTCGAGATGTTCTGCCAGTTTATGGATCAATGCACTGAAAATTATGAATGTTTAGTTATAGCTAATGGTGTTCAATCAAACAAATTAGAAGATCAGGTGTTTTGGTATAAAGCATCTGATCATCCTTCTTTTAAAATGTGTGATGATTCGTTGTGGGCTAATAATCAACCGTTTAGCTCAACAATGTTAGGTGGTGATGATTTTGATCCTGCTAAGGTCCAGAAGAAAGGACCTACAGTTTGGGTTAGACAAGAAGGAAAGCAGCCAAAGAATTAACGCCTACGGGTTCTCCGTGATCGCCTACGGGTTTTTCTGGAATATCCTCCATGTTGTTCTGAATTAAATTTACCGAGATACTCACTAGTTATTTCTGGGTCAAGGCTTGCAGAATATTTTCCAAAGTCCGATTTGTCTAGTGTAATTGGTTTTGATATATTTATTTTAATTTTTTGAGGGTCAGAAGTGCCAAATTTTTGTCTATCTACATCTTCAATTAAAAATCTAGCCTTTAATTCTGCATTACCATCTTCAGTTAGTTTTACGAACTGAATTGTACCTCCTAAAACATCTCCTGCTACTAGGTGTGCCAGTCCTACTCGTGTAGCAAATCTCTTGGTATTACTAGCATCCATAAAATACTCTTTAGTGTCTTTATCAGAAACCAATTGTCCTATTGCTTTACCAGGACCCCCGCCATGACGCCGTCTACGAGTTTTACTATATCCCATAGCTTTATATTTAACTAGTTTTTTTTACGTGTACGGTTCATTTATTCTTTACTCGCGAATTGCTCCCTCAGTAGGGTGAACAGGAGGATTATCCAGGATTGCAGTTGCAGTCTCCTTCTTCTCCTCAAGAGCAGCCGCACGACGACGAGCATTCTCCTTCTTCTGATCTTCAATCTTCTCCTGCTTACGCTCATCGAAAAAGATGTCCTTATTGACTTCGTTTTCCTTGTACTTGCGCATCATCTCGTTCAGCTCCTTCTCAGCATACTCAACTTCCTGCACAACATTTTCAGAAGGATCCCAAGGCAGCCAGCAACCAACCTTCCCGATGTATAGGTTGTCACGAGGATACTTGCGCTGAAGAACCTTAGTAAACATCTGTGCCTCCTCTAGATTAGCAAACACACGACGAACCTTTACTCCACGCACATTCGTACGGAACTCAACCTTCTCCGTAAACTCGATATCAAGCTCCTTTTCGTGCTTCATGAGGAATACCTGATACTTCTCCTGAACATCAGTCTTGCTCACCTCATCATTGTGAACCTTACGGAACTCATTCATATCATTCATCAGATCCTCAATCTTCAGAGAATACTTCTTGCCAAGAAATGCCATAAAGCCCTCAAGACCAGTCACCTTCCAGTCGTAATCCATCCAGGTCAGAAAACGCTCATAGTAGAACATCTCCTTCTGCTTAATGACCTTCTCAGGAGAGATAAAGGACATGATAGCATATCGCTGCGTCGGGATCTCAGGGTCCTCCTCCAGGTAATCTACAATCTGACCATCTTCTTCTTTAGGGAGGAGCTCGCGGGACATTTTATTACTATATACCTTGATGTCTGAAAGTGACTTTTTAACGCTTGCCACCTTTCAGAGAAACGTCCTTCGGTTGCTTACCCCAGGCAGCTCTGAACTTGTTGATCTGCTCTATCTTTTCATCTGGGCTCAGTTCTGATTTTCTTAATGCAAATTCAAAAGTGCTAAATGCCTTATCCCAATTTGGTTGTACAACATCCGTAGTTGGTAAAACAGCCTTACTCGGCTCAACTATGCTTCTGGCAACGTATACAAACAAGGTTTTAGTCAAGTCACAATGCAGTGAAATTATAAAGTATAATCGGATAAGTGTTGCAATAGTTACCGCAAACCAAGCGGAAGGAATCCCATACCACGTTGATGGCTTATCATACATGATTGAAAGTTCAATATAAGACATAAGAACAAAGAATACAATAATAGCAACTTTCAGAGTTTCAGATAACTTTGAGACACTAAACAGACCAAAAGCAATATAAACTAACACAGCCATGTTCATAGAAAAAGGTAATGCGGATCCTGTAATCATGTCTGCATTTTCTTTGTAAATATATGATGAGCTCAACCCGTAGGAAAATCCAAGAAGGATAACTCCAAATACAGTTAGCATAGTTTCTTTTTCAATCATCTCTTTACATTTGTATTAGGAATACATTCTCCAATACCAAGTGTTTGCTGTAACATGATAGGAGCGTACTTACCACTTCCTGGGCATTTTTCGTGTCCTTTTCCCAAAATATGCCCCATTTCATGAGAGACCATATATTGCCTGTAGTCTTCTAAACTTAATTTACTTTCACGAGCTCCGCCAAACCATCGTTCTGCACAAAGATACATGTTTTTTCCACCAACTTCTGCACATGATAACATAGCTGGTAAACCACACGCTTTCTCGATAGTTTTAGATGATGATAAGCGAATCCATACACTGGCATTCAATTTCTCAACTGGCTCAAAAAAGTATCCATCTTGAGACCAACCATCAGGAGAATTCAAATATGCCATAATATAGAAATCTATTTGTCTCTCCCCTGTGTTGTAGATGTTGTATTTCTTAATAACATCAGGATCAACAGTTACGTGATATGTTATCACTGTCATCCACTTTTATTCGTTTCTAGAATATAAAATGACTGAAAAGAAAGAAGCGCCATCTATGATGCCAGATATGTCCGACCTACTTACCCGTGCAATAAAGTATGCTCTTGAAGGAATTGCGGTTGCAATGGCCGCGTATTTCTTTTCGGGCAAGCTAAAAATTAATGAGATTGGAATGATCTCCCTAACTGCAATGGCAACGTTTGCCGTTCTCGACGTATATGCACCCTCTGTTGGGGCATCTGCTCGAACTGGTGCAGGATTCGGTATTGGTGCAGGCCTAGTAGGTTTCCCCGCCTAAACTTTCAAATTACTGAACATGCTGCAAACATCATCTTCTGCATCCATTGAGTTGCTGATACTGTCCACTAGGTTGATCGTAATTTGGTTAAACTGCAAGTAGTCATAGAGACTAAACCAGCCGTAGTTTCTGTATTGAGTAACTAGCTTATTCAGCAACATATCCAATAGTCTACAGTTTGAACGAAACTCCAGGTCTGTAATTTCAGGATTGATATCCTCAAACCCACCCTTGAAATGATCAATGTAGATATTCAATATTCTGTTGTGCTCAGCATACCACTCAGTAGTTCTACCAAGTGGCTTGGCATTGATCTCCTCAACGATTGCGTGGAGACGCATATAACGCATGTAACCATCTTCCATCTTTTGTTTCACTGTATTGTCTGGCTCCACTTCCATTTTAAACGGTAGTATACTATATACTTAATGATTAAACAAAAAATCCCAAAGGCATTGCGTGAACAAGTATGGCTGAAACAATTTGGAAAACAATATAGTACTAAATGCTTTTCAACTTGGTGCGAAAATACCATTACCGTATTTGATTTTCAATGCGGTCATGATATTCCTGAGTCAAAAGGAGGTGAAACAATTCTGGAAAATTTAGTACCAATCTGTTCGCGATGTAATTTATCTATGAGCAACACTTATACATTCAAAGAATGGAATCAACTATCCAAACCGAAACTAAGCCTGGCAAAATGGTTCCAGCAATTCGTGTACAAGGGAAATGGTACAAGGTCATCCCAAAACAATACGAACCAGAAAGGCAGACCTATGACATCGCATACTCCATCATCAGAGACGGAACATCATCCGAGGTAGCATACAGGAACTGGTTTTCAAACGAACGAAAAGACGCCAAACTTTTATACCCGTCATTTCGTAAGGAATGATTGGAGAAGCGCTAATAGTTGTTATAACATTTGTTGTAATTGTTTTGGCCTATAGATTTTTTGCAGGTTACTATCCTGGTAGCAAATTCATCATTGAAGAACCACCACTCGAAAAAAACGGCCTAGATAGCGATCAAGCAAGACTAATGTTTTTCTATACAAGCTGGTGCCCATGGTCCACAAAGGCCAGAGCGCCGTGGAACTCCTTCAAACAAATGCTAACAAATACTCCAGTAAAATATGGCGGAAAAACAGTTTTGTTCGAAGAAATAAATGCAGATTCAGACAAGGGAAAAGCCGCTCTATACAGGGTTGTCGAATATCCAACATTCAAGCTAGAAACAAACGACAAACTTTTCCTCTTTAAAGCAATTCCAGATCCCGTCACATTCGAGGCATTTCTAACCAGTGCGCTTGGACAGAAAAATTCTAGTTAAACACTTTCCAGCTGTAATCATCTCATCCTTTTCTTCGTCACTCTTATCCGTAAATCCAGAACCAGCATAGTACAAATTTAATATATTATCATCAAAGTGCTGCGCATGATCATATAAACAAACTGTCTTGTACAATTTATACGCATACTCAGTAGACGAAAGCTTTTCTAAATTAGCAGGTGTTATATGGGGATTTGAATGAATCAAATATATGGAAAGAGTTTCTTCTTGCTGCTCTTTCGGTATAAGTCTGTGTATATCATTCGTAATCAACCCACCATCCAGGTACACGCAATTACCAATAACTTGAGGCTGAAACAAAAATGGTATACAACAAGATGCCTTCAATGCCGACATAATCGGAACATTATCTTTAAAAATTGTCGGGATTCCTCTCGTCATGTTTGAAGCAAAAACATATAATGGTATCTTGGAATCAGAAAGTTTTTTATTACGCAAGTCAACACCCTCGGAGTCAAATGCGCTTAGGATACGTTTTTCAAAGGAATCCATGCCAACAACACCTTTTTTTACAGAAGCCATGCTCAAGGATGCAACATTGATTCCATCGAATATAAACATCAAGTTCATACAACGTTTTGATATACGTTCCATTTGAGTAACGTTCAAGCCAAATCCAATTCCAGTTGCAATTACAGAACCAATCGAACAGCCATATATACCCTTCTTAAAGTGTACCGTTAGGTTGCCCAGCCTGGCTTCTAACTCCTGTAAAGCTCCAATATGTAAGAATCCTTTCGTACCTCCGCCTCCTAAAGCAAGAATTCTAAATGGTACCATTTAATAAGAGAATCTACCATGATGAAAGCCAGAGAAGTTTGGGACCAGCAAGAAGAACATAGACTTTATAAGATGTCTGCTATGAAGCCAGTCCTGTCTCAAATTGAAGGCAAGGTACGTCAACAAGCAATCATGAATGCAAATGCCCCTTACATTCTATTCGAAGTTCCATCGTTTGTCTTCGGATATCCACTATACAACTTCAAGGACGCAATCAATTATCTGCTTGGAGAACTCCTAAAAGCTGGATTCTGGGTATGGCACGTAGAAGAGAAATATCTGCTTATATCCTGGCTAAAACCCGTCAAGACTCGTGATTTAGGGAAACCAATGCTCGTTACAAATTATAGGCCGCAAGTTTACGATTCTACATTTCTCTAGTTAAGATAAATGGACCCCATTGTCACTGGAACAATTATGCTAATCTTATTTATTGGAGGTGTAGTTACCTGGGTCGTTCTCGAAAAAAACAAGATTAAACCCCATAATATATTGATTGCTTCCATTTCTGGAATTGTTTTCAGTCTAATCTATTCCGAAATATCCATTGGTAACTCATGGTACAGAAATACTGGACCAAACGGGGAAATGCAAGTAAGTATATACGGCATTATGAAAGTTTTATTTGAACCACTAAATTATAGAGCAGTTTGGCTATGGAGCCCAGAATGGTGGCTAAATAATTCTTTTGTTGTTACCACAATGTTTCTTATCATGCTAACATATATTCGCAAACAATAACAAATGGCTAAAGCCTACAAATCAGAAATCCTCGCAATTACTGGAAATGCTGCAATATTAGCAGTCCTGCACACAGTATTTGGCGCATTTATTTCTTATGTGTTTTATTACATCTTTGATGAGTTTAATGATATTTGGAAAAAACGGTCTCCAACATATAAGCTGACAGATGTAACGCTTGAAATCATGCTCATTGCTGTAATCGGTTACTGGGCATCAGAACTTACATCCTATTTTTCTCCAGTATTCCCAATGTCCAAGGAAAAAGAAATATCAGTAGACTCGTGGGTCTCAGGCATAT